CTCAGACGGTAGCCCAACACGGAAAGCCCTAGCTCTAAAAAAATGGGGTTTTGGAAGTGTGGCTGCTGCTAGAACTTTTGCTAACAATAATAAAAAAACTTAAACAAGGAAAAACTATGAGTGCAATAATAGGAAAAAAACCCAAGCCAGTAGCTTTGACAGCTATAAAAGGCTTACAAACTACAACTACACAAGACATAGCTCAAGATGTACAAAAAGCTAAAAAGAAAAAGAAGCCAGGACAATCTTCATTGATTGAAACTACTTCAGCTGGATTAGGTGGAGATGCCCCTACCTACCAATCAACACTACTAAGCTAAATGAAAAATAAAAATGCAGAGATGCTGGTAAATCGTTTTGCCACATTGCGTACTAATCGTTCTACTTGGGAAAGCCATTGGCAAGAAATAGCTGATTACATGTTGCCTCGTAAAGCTGACATAACTACCCAACGAACTCGTGGTGATAAAAGAAACGAAGTAATCTTTGATGGCACAGCAATTCATGCGTTAGAATTATTAGGCTCAAGTTTGCATGGTATGTTAACCAATGCTGCCTCACCGTGGTTTACATTAGCATATAAAAATACACAGTTAAGTCAGAATGACGAAGCTCAAGAGTGGCTAGATTCAGTTACCCAAGATATGTACACGGCATTTAACCGTTCTAATTTTCAACAAGAAATCCAAGAGCTGTACCAAGATTTAATTTCATTTGGTACTTCAGCTATGTTTGTATCCCCAGATGAACAAAATTCTATTAGATTTAATACTCGGCACATCAAAGAAATATTTATTGCTGAGAATGAAAAAGGTCAAGTTGATACAGTCTTTAGACATTTTACTATAAGTGCTAGAGCTGCGGTTAATCTATTTGGTGAAGCTAATGTTGGCTCAAGTATCTTTAATAAATTTAAAAAAGATATTGATGCCGATGTAAGTTTATTGCATGTCGTAACACCTAGAGATACTTATGATGCATCCAAAGAAGATGCTGCTAACATGCCATTTAAGTCATGTTATATAGATCCTGATGATGTTCATATGATTAATGAATCAGGTTTCCGTGAGTTTCCATACGTTGTACCCAGATATTTAAAAGCTAGTTATGAAATTTATGGTCGTTCACCAGCTATGAACGCATTGCCTGATGTTAAAATGCTTAACAAAATGTCAGAAGTAGCAATCAAAGCTGGACAGAAACAAATCGATCCACCGTTAATGGTTCCAGATGATGGCTTTATGTTGCCGATTAGAACTGTACCTGGTGGTTTAAACTTCTATCGTTCAGGTAGTCGTGATCGAATTGAACCATTAAACATTGGAGCTAACAATCCAATCACGATTAATATGATTCAAGATCGGCAGTTGGCAGTACAAAAAACTTTTTATGTGGATCAACTGTTAACCTCTCAAGGTGGCAACATGACTGCTACTGAAGTGTTGCAACGTAATGAAGAAAAAATGAGATTGCTTGGACCAGTGTTAGGTCGATTGCAATCAGAACTATTACAACCGTTAATTGAACGAGTGTATAATATCTTAGAACGACAAGGCGTATTCAGACCAGCTCCACAAATTTTAGCAGAGCAAAATGTAGAAATAGAATATGTTAGTCCATTAGCTAAAGCACAAAAATCAAGTGATCTTAATTCCGTTATGCGTGGCATTGAGATCTTTGGAGCTATGTCACAATTTGCTCCAGTGCTTGATTATCTAGACTCTGACGGTTTAGCTAAGTATGTACAAAATGTTCTAGGACTACCAGCTAAGATTATGAAATCTGATGCTGAAGTACAAAAAGTCAGAGAAGAACGACAACAAGCAGAACAACAAGCAGCCCAACAACAAGAGTTAATGCAACAAGCCCAAGCGGCTGGTGCAGCAGCTCCAATGGTGAAAGCTGTTAAATAAAACCAAAGGAGAAAACTATGGCTGATGAGCAACAAAATCAGGACCAACAAGAAAATCAAGAAAGACTAAATGAGTTAGTAAAAGATTATAAACTAACTTTTGAAAGTAAGTCAGGTGCAAAAGTATTGCAAGACTTACAAAAACGCTGTCATTTATTTACGACCACTAATGTTAAAGGGGATTCACATGAGTCAGCTTTTATGGAAGGTCAACGAGCAGCAATATTATTTATAACCAACATGTTGAATAGGAAAATATAATGGAACTTTTAGAATTATTAAAAAAAGCACGAGAACTATGGATGGCATTAAAAGCTAAATGGAAAACCATAACTATAGTTATTGCATTAATCTTAATTTATTTAATCATAACATAAGGAGACAACTATGTCAGAAGATCAGGTAACGGAAGTCGAACAGCAAAGTCAACCGTCTGAAACTACTGCAACTATAGAACCAACTACTACTACGGAAGCTAGTTGGAGAGATGCATTACCAGACGATTTAAAAAGCAACGAGTCACTAGGTAAATTTAGTGACATATCAACATTAGCTAAAAGCTATATCAATGCCGAACAAATGATTGGCAAAGATAAGATGGTAGTGCCAGGAGCAAATACTACTGAAGATGAATGGAGTGACATCTACGATAAATTAGGTCGACCATCAGCTCCAGATGCTTACGAACTTACAGCCGAACTAGGTGAAGGTGAAGAAGTTGATGCACAACTAATGAGTAGTTTTAAAGAAACAGCTCACAAACATGGACTATCACCAGCTCAAGCTCAAGGTTTGTTAGATTATTATAATAATATATCAACGCAATCTATGACTGATATGGCTAACAACTCTGTGTTAGTGCAAGAACAAAGCCAACGAGAACTCCGTGAAGAATGGGGTGGCAGTTATGAAGCTAATCTTAGTCAAGCCTCAAATATTGGTAAACAATTTTTCGGTGAAGAAATATATGGCTTACAATTAGCAGATGGCTCACAACTTGGAGATAATCCTACGTTGATTAAAGGCTTGGCAAAAATGGCAAGTGTTGTGTCTGAAGATACGTTAGTCGGTGATAAACAATCGGCAGCTTCAGGTGGCAACTTCCAACAACAAATTAATGACTTAACATCACCGAACAGTGCATACTGGAATAAGATGGACCCTCAACACGATGCAACGGTGCAAAAAGTTTTGGCTTTGAGATCAATGATCTCAGGCTAACAAGATTTGGAATAACTGGTTTACCAGCTCCAAAAGACAATAGGACAGACTATCACCTACCAGGTGTTAAATGCAAGGCAACCTCAACTTGAGATAATTGGCTGAAAATTTAACCTTAACTTAAACACGAAAGGACTTAATTATGAGTTCAGAAATCACAACTGCGTTTGTCGAACAATATTCGTCAAATGTAAGTATGCTAGCACAACAAATGGGAAGCCGTTTGCGTGCAGCTGTGGATGTAGAAAATATCGTGGGTAAAAACGGATTCTTTGACCAAGTTGGTGTAACAGCTGCTGTGCAAAGAACATCAAGACATGCCGATACCCCACAAATCGACACACCACACTCAAGAAGAAGATTAAGTTTGTCCTCTTACGAATGGGCAGATTTAATTGACGATCAAGACAAAGTAAGAATGTTAATAGATCCAACTTCAAGTTATGCTAAAGCTGCTGCGGCAGCCATGGGCAGAGCTATGGATGATGTTATCATTTCTGCTTTACAAGGATCAGCACAAGCTGGAGTAGCTGGAGCAACTGCTGTTGCATTGCCTTCTGCATCTAAGTTTGCAACATCTGACCAATCAGACGGACTAACTATTGCAAAACTAATTGCAGCTAAGAAGTTCTTTGATTTAAATGACGTTGATCCTTCTATCCCTAAATACATTGTAGCTGGGGCAACACAAATGTCTGATTTACTTGGTACAACTCAAGTAACTTCATCAGACTTCAACACCGTTAAAGCACTTGTACAAGGTGACATTGATACCTTCATGGGTTTCAAATTTATCTTGTCTAACAGACTAAACTTTGACGCAACAAATACGGATGACAGACTAGCTTTTGCTTTCTCTCAAGACGCACTTAAACTTGGCATTGGTAAAGACATCACTGCTAAAATCGATGTGCGTGCTGACAAATCTTATGCTACGCAAGTTTATACTTGCATGGACATAGGTGCTGTGAGAATGGAAGAAAACAAAGTTTTCCAAATTCCGTGTAACGAATAGAAATAGGAGAATATAATTATGGGTACTAAAAACTCAGACTTAGTAGCTAACTTTGAAGCTGCTCCTCAGGTGGCAAATAGTGCTGCTCTTTTACACGGAGTTGTTCGTGTAGCACAGGGTACTATTGCACTTGCTGCTGGAGATTCAGATGACAATGATATTGTTATGCTGG